GATGCTGATGCGTTTATGCTCTTACAGTATCTCAAGAACGAATATACTCAAAAAGAGATACTCAACTCGCTCGAAGATTATATCGACAACAGTGTAGCTTTTGAAGATGCACAAGAGTCGGTAGATCACCTTCACCAGATTGTCCTTGACATTGAAGGGAAGGTTGATTTAGAAGATCCACAGGAAAGTATGCAAGGTATTGAACTGTTCGAGCCAGAAGAGGACTTAGAGAAATACGTACCTCTCGGGCTTAATGCTGAGTACGACCACTCTATTCAATTCTCTCCAAGAGACTTGGTTATGGTGGGAGGAAAAAGAGGGGCTGGTAAATCTGTAATTTGTGCAAACATTGCCAACAGTGTTTTCAACAGTGGTAAATCTGCTATCTACTTCACTATTGAAATGGATAGCAGAAATATCCTCCAACGATGTTGTTCTATTGCAACTGGAGTACCTTTCTCACGACTCCGCACTAAAAATCTTAGTGTGGTAGAGTGGGAAAAGGTAGCCGGTTGGTGGGCCAGTCGTTTCGTCAATGGGCAAGAGCGTCTAAAAGAGTATAGAGAAGACCGCGACTTTGCTAAGTTTCACCATAGATTAAAAACTACTTGCGAGCTTCTCCCGACTCAGCAATTAGATGTAGTCTATGATCCGTCTCTTACACTGGCTAAGATTCGTGCCGAGCTTGATAAAAAAGTAAAAGCATTGAATGTTGGCATTATCGTGGTCGACTATATAAACCAAGTAAAACGCTCTAACCTACCTTCTCGCGGAGGTCAATATGACTGGACAGAACAGATCGAGGTTAGTAAAGCATTGAAGTCTATGGCACAAGAATATGATTGTACTGTATTCTCACCATATCAAACAGATGCTACGGGTGAGGCACGTTTCGCAAAAGGTATTCTTGATGCGGCAGACGCTGCATACACACTTGAAACCTGGGATCACGAAGATAATTGTATTACACTTAACTGCGTGAAAATGCGTAACGGAGCTATGACTTCGTTTACTTCAACAGTAGATTGGGACTCTCTAAAGATTGGCCCAGAGTCTGCCCTCACTCCCCAAGAGCGAGAGGACTCTTCCCATCAAACTGGTGAAGATATCCATGATATTTAAAAATAAATCTTGACATTCCTCCTCTAATTTAGTATAATAGTTGTTCTAAAGTAGAGGAGGCTTTTTATGGCAATTCAATTCGGCAGTTTACGACACACAGCATCAGGTAGAAAGCGTAGACCGCTTTCTAAGTCTAAAACATACACGCCTGATTTTAAACCTCTGGAACCTTCAAGCGCTTATCGTAGAGATACTAAAGAGTATTCTTCTGCAAAAGTTGTAGGCATGGCTCCAATAGTAGATGACTCCTACAAGGTAGAAGAGTCCAAAAAATTCACAATAGCACCCGCGTACAATAAGGGAGCTTATCAAGTTATCAGCAGAGAAAATGTAAGGGATATTGGCAAGTGACAGTTGAAGAACTACTAAAGTCAAAAGATGTTTACTTTATGCCAAAGGGTGGCGACTTCTTAGTAAGTTGCCTAAACCCAGACCATGCTGACCGAAATCCAAGCATGAGAGTAGATCAGATTACTGGAATCTTTCAGTGCTTTTCTTGCTCATTCAAAGGAAACCTATTTACCTATTTTGGGGAAAAGGCAAACCAGTTACAATTACGCCGAGAACTTTTAAAGAAAAAACTTAAAGATAAGAGGGCAGAAAGTGTAGGTTTGTCTTTTCCCAAGAATAGTATGCCTTATACGGGCAATTGGAGAAATATAAAGCCAGAAACGTATAAAAGATTTGAAGCATTTGAAAACTCTGATAATACCTTTATAGGTAGAATCAATTTCCCTATTAGAGACATCTCTGGTAGGATTGTAGCATTCAATGGCAGACATACAAGCGGGGTCACTCCAAAGTATATGATCTCGCCTGCGGGTGCGAAGATGCCTTTATTCCCTGTAGTACAGCCTATACAAGGCGCTGTTGTATTGGTAGAGGGAATATATGACATGATTAATCTACATGATAAAGGTATGACAAATGCCGTATGTTGTTTCGGCACTCAGAACATCAATGAAGATAAGCTAAGAATGCTATCCATTCAAGGCGTAGACAGTATCGATGTCTTCTTTGATGGCGATGAGGCTGGACAGCGATCAGCAGAGAAAGTAAAGATTCTATGCGAAAGTGCGGAACTATTACATAGAAATATACATTTAAGCAATACCGATCCAGGCGCACTAACAGAACAACAAGTTAAAAAACTAATGAAACGATTATACAAATAGAGGTATATATGACGAGCCCAAGAGTCGCTCTAATAGAGACTAAGATAAGTAAGACTAATTTTAAATCAGAGTTTGATCATGAGTTTCAATTTGATCAATTTCAGTTATGCTCTGACCCTAATATCAAAAAAGTATTAAAGCGCGATTGCGATATCCAGGTTGATATTGACGCCTACGATTGGATTATCCTCGTAGGTAGTGATGCACTCAAGTACTTTACTAAAATTAATTCAATTACAGAATATTCTGGCAAGAAAGTGGAAGATAAATTCTTGCCTGTTATTAATCCTGCAATGCTTGCGTTTAAACCAGAGGCTCGCCCTACTTGGGAAAAGTCCCGTGATGCAATCATTAGCCATATTAAAGGCGAAGCAGTAGATGTAGTAGTCTCTGAAGAGGATTGCTATGGTATCGAAGATACAGCACAATGCAATGCTTATATTCAAGCAGCAATTGATGCACCTCTTCCATACATTGCACTCGACTCGGAAACCACAGGTTTATACCCACGCGATGGCCATATCTTAGGAATCTCTCTTTCTTACGAGCCACACAAAGGTGTGTATATTAATACAGAGTGCTTTGATGAGACTACAGAAGAGCTACTACAGGCGCTGTTCGATAAAAAGATAGTAGTATTTCATAATGCTAAGTTTGACTTGGCGTTTTTTGAGTACCACTTCAACTTTAAGTTTCCTCGCTTCGAAGACACAATGTTGCTCCATTATCTCATAGACGAGAATCCTGGAGGGCATGGTCTAAAGCAACTATCAATGCACTTTACTCCCTATGGTGACTATGAGAAGCCAATGTATGATTGGATGGATAAGTATAGAAAAGAGCATGGAATGTTAAAAGGTGATTTCACTTGGGATTTGATCCCTTTTGAGATTATGAAAACATACGCAGCTTTAGATGCAGTATGTACCCTACTTATTTACGAGAAGTTTATTGCAATTAAGAAGAATGTAAAACTTAAATCTGTTTATGAGAATATTCTCATACCTGGTTGCAGGTTCTTAACAGACGTACAAGACAATGGTGTACCTTTTGATAAAGATAGATTAGTAATTTCACAGCGATTAATGCAAGAAGATATTGACGCAGCCGTAGCAAAACTCTACGAGCATCCGGCAATCTCTAAATTTGAGCAAATTAATGGAAAAGACTTTAATCCTAATAGTACTATGCAGCTTCGTAGTTTATTATTTGATTTCATTGGTCTCAAACCTACTGGAAAAAAGACTGGTACAGGCGCGAATTCTACAGATGCGGAAGTACTTGGAGAACTGGCGGAGCAATCAGAAGTTCCAGGACTCATCTTATCTATCCGACAAAAATCAAAGATTAAAAATACTTATCTGGACAAAATCATTCCACAATTGGATAGAGATTCTCGCTTACGTACAGGTTTTAATCTCCATAGTACTACTAGCGGTCGTCTTAGCTCTAGTGGTAAACTTAATATGCAGCAGCTGCCTCGGGATAACCCAATTGTAAAAGGCTGTATCAAAGCTGCTCCGGGGCATAAAATTGTAGCAATGGATTTAACAACAGCAGAAGTATATGTTGCTGCTGTTCTTGCAAAAGATAAAGCCCTTATGGATGTATTCCGTGCGGGAGGAAACTTTCACTCACAGATCGCAAAGAAAGTATTTAAACTACCCTGTGAAGCAGAAGAAGTAGCAGAGCTATATAGCACACAACGACAGGCTGCAAAAGCAGTAACATTTGGTATCATGTACGGAGCTGGGCCGAAGAAGATCAGCGAACAAGTAACCAAGGACTCGGGCAAATACTTTAGCCCACAAGAAGCGACAGAAGTAATTAATGAATATTTTGGAGAGTTTCACAAGTTAAAATCTTGGATTGAAGAGAACCAAAAGTTTATTGCCCAAAACGGGTTCATTTATAGTTATTTCGGTCGAAAAAGGAGATTACCAAATGTTGGATCGACAGACGCGGGTATCAAGAGCCATAGCATTAGGTCTGGTCTTAACTTTCTGGTGCAGTCTGCTGCTTCTGATATTAACTTATTAGGCGCAATAGACATGAGTGAGCATTTGAAGGCTAAAAAATCTAAAGCACGCATCTTTGCACTGGTACATGACTCGATTCTCGCCGAAGTACCAGATGAAGAAGTAGACTCATATGTAGAAACCTTACAGAACTTTATTCAGATGGATCGAGGTATTTCTATTCCAGGTGTTCCAGTAGGGTGCGACTTTGAGGTAGGAGAAGACTATTCTATGGGTAAGTTCGAGAAGATGTATGGTAATTACTTATAAAAATATAGCTAAGTTAAGGTTTCCAGTATATTTATTAAAGTCTGGAAACTGGGACTATGCAGATGGTCTTTTATTTTTAGAGGGAAAACTGTTAGACGATAAAAATATGCCTGGAGATACTCTGGGCATACGTCGAGCACAAACACCTCAAAGAGGTCAAGAGGATTTAAAGAAAGCTATAGTATCACCAAATGGCTTATTGAAGCAATCTACAAAGTACTTCATTGATACAAATGGTATGCCTTTTATCTACGAAAAGACGGTTTTTTGTAAATTAAAGTATTTTAAAATTACTAAAATAGATAGAAAGGACGTTGCTTCAATAATTTGGGTAAAAGGCTGTAAGTTTCCTTTTACTGTACCACGTCCGCCAGAGGTTGGTATGACCTGGGCGGGTATTTTGCATCTACATGGATTACCGTGGATGCTTTATGAGTACTCAGACGAGAAACTCAAAGACTCAAGAAGGAAAGTTTAATAACTATGGGCAAACGACGAAAAACTTTATCGGGTGTAAATTTTGACCTGAGAGAGATAGAACCCTTAACACGTAACCAACTAAAAGCATTTGAATCAGACAAGAACCTTGTATTACATGGATTAGCAGGCACAGGTAAGACGTTTATATCGTCATATTTAGCTTTTGATGATATGACAAAAGGTGATTATCAAAAACTGGTAATTATACGAAGTGCTGTACCAACCAGAGACATTGGGTTTCTGCCAGGTACGGAGAAAGAGAAGGGTTCTGTGTATGAAGAGCCTTATAAAGATATTGCTAACGATTTGTTTGGACGAGGCGATGCCTATGAAATACTCAAACAGAAACGTTTAGTAGAATTTATGACTACTTC